AGGCTTAGAAGCTATGAACTTATCAAACGTGTAGTCCTTGATAATGTCCTTAAGACCACTCCGCTTCATCCGCATGATAGAGTTGCGAGTTTCCACGCACTTGCAGTCTGCAAAACAGTGAGAGTATGTACCGTCACCGAAATCAAGCAGTTTTGCAATCGTGCCTTTATTCTTGCAGATATTGCAGTTATAGCCATCAACATCGTTCAAGTGTCCTTCCGTCTTATTCCAGTCATCGACCTTGAACTGCTCCCAATCTTTTTGAGAGAAGTCAGATGTAGTTACCGATCCGAACTTTGCCAGAATCTCCTGTAGTCTGTCCATCTTGTTTCACATCCTTGTTATAGCTTTCCCAGGTGATAACCTTCTGTTTCCAGTTACGCACCTTATTACCTTTACCATCCACCCAGTCAGAAGCATCAAAGTAATCAAAGAAACGTTTAGCATCGACATTGTTGTTTCTTGATTTACAATATGCTTCTACTTCTTCTAGAGTAGGTGGAACAAATTCTTTCATTCTATGAGGTTTTCTTCTCTTATTATTAGTTGTATTAGTAGATGGATTATTCCTTGTATTACTTTGTCGCAGATTTTTCGTGTCTGACTCGTAAAAAGTGCTATCCAGACTCGCAATTTTTGCTAGGCAGCTTCGCAATTCTCGTTGCCTACCATCAAAGCTCTGAACTCTGATATATCCGTATTTAAGAAGCTGAGAAATAGACTCAGATACTTTTCGTTCAGAACACTGGCAAAAATCAGCAATATGTTTGTTACTTGCAAAGCAACCTCGCTCGCTCTGATCCAGACTATCAATCTCAGTTAAGATGACCTTATCAAGTGCAGTCAGTCTGGAATCAAGCCAGATAGCTTTAGGAATCCATACGCCTTTGAAGTCTCTTTGATTCTCAGTCATGCAGCACCTCCCTAATGAAGTAACGCTTGAACTTAGTCTTGACCTTTCCTTTATCGTCGTAGACCTTCTCTGTGATATCCTCAACCACATACAAGGGAGAATGTCGCATTTCGCTAATCCGCTTGGTAGGTGAATTGATATCAAGCGCATAAGCATCACGAACTGTGATACTTCCATTCTTGGTACAGAAGGCAAGAATTGCTTTTCTCTGCTTTGATTTATCCATCCATACCAGCCTCCCACTCTCTGTAGAGATTCATGAAATCGTCTAGAGTCATGGTCACTAGGATTTCTGCATTGTTCTTCTTATGGAATACTGCTGGCAACCTTCCAGTGCCCTCAGAATCCCTTTTTGCTTGAGATATCCATTCATACAGTCTCATCGTTTCTTGGTGCTTAGCTTCGATGTGTAAGCCTGGAAGACCTACAACATCGGAAGCATCACCAGTGTTGCCACAATACTGAGCAGTTCGTCTGGCATCGTAGCCGTATTCCCTTAACCGAGAAGCCAAGTGCCGTTCAAATCTAGCTCCCTTTTGCTTGCTGTTAACCTTCTTAGAAAGGGAGGGCATCATCGTCACCGTCCAAAACTGCAAAGTCCTGAGTCTTGCCGGACATAGCAGCTTCGTACTTCTCTCCGGCATCCTTCTTGGTATCCCCGAAATAGACATTCTCAGCAACGATCTCAGCAGAGTTACGCTTGTTGCCATCCTTGTCAGTCCACTTGCGAATCTGCAAACGACCTGCAACGATGATCATCTTGCCCTTGGAGAAGTTCCGCTCAACGAACTCACCAGTGCCACGCCATGCGACACAATCGATGAAGTCAGTTTCCTTCTCACCACCGTTCTTGAAATCCCGGTCAACCGCAACAGTGAAAGAAGCAACAGGAACACCAGAACCAGTTCTGCGCAGTTCGATATCGTTACAAATGCGACCCATGATAGAAATGTGATTGAGTGCCATATTACATACCTCCAAAATTAGTAGTCTTACCGCCCTTGCCAGCTACACCCTTAGTGCGCTTTCTGGGTTTCTTCTCAAAAACAGATGCAGAAGTAGCACCGTCAAGGGCATTACTGCCAATAGTCTGCATCTTACGCTTACGATAAACTTTCTTCTTCATAATTCGCTCCATTTCTTATAAACAAGTTTTTCTCTATCCCAATCTGGATAGTGACTTCTTAAATACTTTTCGGTATAGGCTTCAATCGTTCGCCTGTCTGATCCTTGGTCATACATCGAATGGCACAGGTGACACATGGTAACGATATTCTCCTCAATACCCAGACCGCCCTGGCTTCTTCTTATAAAGTGGCTATTGGGCATTGCTTGGTGACTGCCACAGATAATGCAACGCCCACCGTCACGCTCCCAAACACGATCTTTGACCTTCTTGGTGATGTCACAGGCTTTCGCTCTTCTGCTCTTCATAGACACCATTCCATTTGTCTTCGATTTCCTGCTCAGTTCTGCCGTAGACATCAACAGAGATACTGGGCTGGAGCGTATCATTCTTACAATAGTGGCCGAAGACAAAACCACCTTCAGAAAAAGCAAGGAGATAAGGATATTCCAGCTTCACATCTGCTTTACAGAAAGGACACTTTCTCATTTCTTACCTCCCCATGAATTTAAGAGACTATCAATCTCCGCTTGCGGTTTCGTCTCGATTCCCAAAGCATTGCAGTCCTGCACGATATTATCAATCAGTCTGGACATCTGCTCCACATCGTAGGTGGAAGAGCCGTAATAGAGCAGCACATTGGTGCAGCCGTCCAGTTTGCTGAGAGTGGTATCAGTCAACCAACCGATACCATTTCTCGACCAGGCACTGCAAAGGGAATCAACCGCTTTATCCTGGATGCAGACAACATCATAATTACCACCGATCCCCCGGATAGCGTTTCGGTAAACTTCGTCCTTGGGGATGTTTGTCTTCTCTGCAATCTTGCTGATCAGCACCCAGCAGTAGGCATTGGCATCAAGAGAACGCTTCTTTTTGAATTTGCCCAGCTTAACTGTCAGCTTATCCAGACTCTTTAACTCGTCCAACATCGCCAAAGCACTGTTCCGTTCGTTCAGTTGAAGAGCAACCATAGGCATACCATCAATCGTGAAAGAAACACCTGCGATTTTACCTGTCAGTTCATACATCGTTTATGCCCTCGCTCAATTCTTTCATCTTTCGCTGAAACTCTCGGTACTTTCTCGTATATTCATAGGATTGCCCGAAAACATTATTCAGTGCCTTGAAAAGCTTTGGTTCGTATTTCTGAACGGCTTCTAACTCGCTTTCAAAGTCTCGTGCGAAAGGACAGCCGGAACAACCAGTTCTAGGTAGTCCCCAAACTTCATAACAATCGCTATGCTTGATTCCGTAAGCATTCTCAAAATCACGTTTGGTTTCTTGCTTGTACCAAAACAGAGGACGATAATGAGCAATAGTCTTATCATTTTCTGGAGTAAAGCAATTTTTGTATGCAGTTGCTCTCGTACCGCCTTCAGCTTTTCTAACGCCTGTAATGTTCAGATCGTATTCACCAGATTCAGCAAATCGCTTTGCAACAAGTTTTTTTGCGTAATGACAGCATTTACTTGAAATCTGGAATGTAGGTGGGTTTTCAATTAAAAATTCCTTCAGCCAAGTGTTATAGGAAATGTTGAAGCGACTATTTTCACCCCAGTCATCGCACCACCATCTAAGAGCAGATTTGCATTTAGGGTATTCCTTGTAAAGTTCCTCAAAAGACTTGTTTTGCCACTTGAAGTTATACCGCTGCAAGCGTTCAATATAATCGCTGACACGCTTTGAAAGAAAAGGAACACCATGCTGCCGAACGCAAAGAGGAATAGGCTTTACCGCCTTTTTCACTTCTATCTGCACACCATACTTTTCTTCAAGATATTTCAAATGGTTCTTAGTAGCCTGGAACTCTAGACCAGTATCGAAAAAGATGTAAGTGACTTTTCTGTCTTGATCAAGAGTTGCACATAAATGCATGAGCAAATCGCTATCACTTCCTCCGCTGATCGCACAAAAAGGTTTTCGGCAACGCTTTAATTTGTTATCGGTAACCAGCCATGAATTAAGAATTTCAATATTAGGTGAGCTTGCAATAAGTTCATCGAAAGTCATCTGTTTACACCTTCCTAACCGTCAAACGGACATAACCAGCTCTTCCATTTGTTTGCTTCTCGACCTTACGCAGATACTTGCTAAACAGTGACGGATTATCTGCCTTGAAACGTTCGGAGTCGAACTCTGTGACCATCTTTGTCTTACCGGGAACCGCGTCTACTCTGGAAAGTTTCGTGCCGTTGGGGAGCTCCCACGACTTCACACCATGCTTCAGCATTTCACTGTAAAGCTGTTTCTTCGCTTCCTTGAGCTGATTCTCGATATCCTTCATATCGGAAAGCTGTTTCTCAAAGGCCAGGATCTTGTTGGTCAGCGTGACCATGCCGGGACTCACCGGAAGAAAGTCCTGCTCAGACAGCAGAGGATTTTCCTTGAGCCGTGCCAGATCGTCACGGAACTTATCAATCTCTCGATTAACATAGTCCAGAAGCGTTCTGTAGTCCTCTAAGAGGATTTCAAAGACCTGCAATCTCTTTGCATCGAACACTCGACTAAGGTTCTCCGGACGCTCGTAAACTGCCAGAATACCCTTATCGACTTCGTTCTGCTCCATGTACTTGACTAACTGCACCAGATAGACCTTGTAGCCATCAACTGTCGAGAAAATCTCGGAAGTTGACTTGATTTCCAGAACACACTCACCGTTGAAGCCGTCAGTGTGACAGCGGAGATCTCCGTTGATGACCCGGTTCGGGACGAAGTTGGTGTTGTAGGTCAGATTGATATGGTCCCGGATGAAAGGCTCAATATAGTGACCGTACTCGGTATATCTGTTACCACCGAAGGTATCCTCTGCCAGTCCTGCCTTTTCAAGCAGGAGCTGGTACCGGGATTTGAACTTAGAAATACCGCAGATGACAGGCAGATCCGAGCCACCTATGTATTTGTCTCGATCAATAGAGACATCGAACTCGCCGTACTCAACGCACAGCGCATCTTTTACTTTCATGCGTTCTCCAACTCCTTCAGCAGCTTACGGAAGGTTGCTTCGTCCGTCTTGCCGTTCAGATTGTTCGCCTTGGCATAGGCATTCACATCGATGCCCAGTTCATTCAGTCTGGCAATCAGCATCTGCCGGGGAGTCATGGGTTTCTGCTCCTGCTGGGGCTGATTCTGCTGAGAAGGCTCATGACCGTGCGTATTGGTAGAGTCGGAGTCCTTGGTATCATCAATGGCGAAGATGCCGTTCAGCGCATACTTTCTTGCATAGGAGGAAGATGCACCAGTCACCTGGGAGCCATCCATGCCCTTCTTGGTTTCTTCCTCTCTGGCATAAGCAGAGACAAAGATGATCATGCCGTCAGCAGTATCGGTAATGGTAGCCGTTGCCTTGACATAGAATCTGTCACCGATCTGCTCGATTTCATCGGTCAGAGTCAGCAGCAGACCGTACTTATTCAGAAGGGGCTTGACGGACTCCACGATGTCCTCGCAGGAGCGGTACTTGTACTTACCGAAGGCATTGTACTGACCCTTGGGTGCTTTCAGTGCGGACTGCACATTCGCCAGCTTTTCATAAACGTTCATATAAATCTCCTTTACTTTTCATCCTTAGAATCATTCATAACTTGCTTCCATTCACGGTAAGCCTTAATCAGTTTTCGGATCATAGTTCA